TCAGCTATAGATGCGAAACGCTGACCAGCTTGTACCACGACGCCCATAAGTGCTAAGAGAGTTTGTGATGGTTCCTTGAAAGGTAACATCATAAATGCATCACGTATATTACCACCTGGTGCATCGACATCTCTAAATTCTCCAGGTTGAATAGACTGTGCATCGTCTCTAATTCTTATTCCACGCTGTTTAAATCCAGCAGGTAAATTGGATAATGTTCCAGCGTCAATTAATTGTCTTAACGCTGTAGTTGCTGTTCTTGATAATCCGCCAATCATATGTATTAAACCAAAACCATAAAAACCAAGTCCTGGTAAAAATTTGAAATGAACAAAGTATTGAATCTTTTTTCTTAATGGATCATTAACTTCATAATTTCTTCTAATAGATAAAATCTCTCTAGAGTTTTCTTCAATAGTTACAACGTAAGGTAATTTAATTCCAGTTGGATCTCCAGCTTCATCCATATCTTCAAAACCTTCAAGATCTAGATTAACGTGACATTCTAATAAATTAAATACATCATTGTTATAAGCAGATTTAGATTGTCCTTCTAACTCTCGTTCTTTTTGCTCAACTTCACTTTCATTAAGTGGTCCTGGTTTTAATTCTATGTCTTTATAAAAACCAGCAACTTGTTGTTTACGTAAATCATTTTCAGAAATTTTTACGACGTGTATGATTGATTCCGCATCATCTAATGAGGTAGCTGTGTACGGAACAATCAAATCGTCTGCAGGAACAAACTTAGAAACAGCTTGTTGTTCAACTTCATCATAATAAATTTTTTTAAATGATGATCCTGCTAAAGGTAAATAAAATAACATTTGATCAAAGTCTGGTTCATAATCTCTCATCTGTTCCATAATTTGATAATTCATAAAATCTTTTACACGAGATGCTTGTTGTGTTTTTTCTGGAGTAGGTAGTCCAAGAACTTGAGTTCTTACTGGTCCTTCTGCTGGTAATAATTCTTTATAAGCCAAAGCTTGAAATTGAGTTACAGCTTCTGCTAATACAGGGTGTGTTGCACCAGATGCACCTTGAAATGGTTCTGTTCGATTGTCGTATTTAAATCCTAAAAGATCTAAACCTTCTCTATAAGCTCTCTCCCAATCTTTTCTTGAATTTTTATAATCTTGGTAATCTTGATAAAGTGAAGTTCCTAATCTTCCAAGAATATCTTCAGGCAAGTGTTCTGCCAAGTTGTCATAATGATTTTGAGTATTTGCTATTGATGCAATATTAGGATCATAGTTGATGTCAACTGATCCATCTTCATTTTGAGTGATCTCTACGGGCTCACCAGTTTCAGCAGCTTGTTCTTCAAGTTGTGCTTGTTCTATTTCTTCAGGCGCTGGAACGTTTATAACTTGCTCTACGTTTGGTAGAGACTTGTCTATATCTGCCATTTATTTTCTCCGATTTTTCAGATGTACCATTATTGTAACTAATATTCAAGCCCTGTGGATTAGGCCCTCTTAAAGGTGGTATGGTCTTAGTTAATTTTCTCAATAGTATACTCGTTTAGTTATAATCTTAGGTTCTTCAATATAATCATCAGGATGAAGCACAAATCCACCTTGTCTAAATCTCATAATTGCTTGAGTGGTTGAATCCACTAAGTCATCGTGATCTCCATATGGAAACGCTGCACATTCCTCAATAACCTCCTCTGCAAATTCTTGCATAGGTGCCCATATCATACCAGATTCAAACAAAGGTGCAACCGAGTTTACTCTAGTATGCTTATCATTTCCTTTTGATGGAGTGAAGTTAACCACTGGTATACCCATCTTCCTAAGTTCATCTGTAAGTGGTTGACCAGATGCTTTAGATTCAATGATGACTGTATCAGGATCCCAATACTTCCATTGTTCATAAGCAACTTGTTTTAATTCAGGAAAATCCCATCTACCCTTTTGTGAATCTAATAATATTAAACTAGCAGGACTATCATCATTTAAATAAAATACTCCCCAAGTTGTAATGGCTGAAAAGTCAGCATTTTCTTTTTTACTAAAAGCAGTATCATAAGATTGTATTACGTGTTTAAGTGCAGGTATGTAATCTTCTTGCCATCTATTCCACCATTCACGTTTAATGATTGCACCTTCTTCTGAAGTTGGGTTTTGCATATACTGTGCATTCCACTTCGTGATACTAACTGAAGCTTTAACAGATTCTAATTCTTCTTTTTTCCAATACTCTGGCCACAATGGTTTTCCACTTGGAAGTATGGCAGGAAATTCTATAACTTGCCATTGATCAGCTTTAGCCTCTCGCTGCGCGCCAAGTAATCTCCCTGTTAGATCCTTAGTGTTCCATCTTGTCATAACGAGAATTATTATTCCACCAGGTTGAAGACGTTGACGTGGACCTGATGTATACCACTCATATGCTCGATCCATTGCATCTTTATTCATTGCGTCTTGTTCTGAGTGTGGGTCATCTATAATCAAGAGATCAGCACCCCGTCCTGTGATCGCGGAGCCAACACCTGCAGCATAGTATTCACCACCACCTTCTGTTTCCCATTTACCGGCAGCTTGTGAATCTTCTCTTAGTCTAGTTTGAAATACTTGTTGATATTCAGGAGAGTCAATCAATGCTTTTGCTTTTCTACCAAATCTTATGGATAGTTCAGTGGTATTAGTTGATTGAATAATTTTAAGTTTAGGATTACGACCTACCATCCAAGCGGGTAACAGATAAGAAGCAAATTCAGATTTAGTATGCCTAGGTGGCATATTAATAATTAATCTTTTTAATTTACCTTCTGCAATTTGATTAAATTTTTCTGCTACAATTTTATGATGATCACCTTCAACGAAATCAGGCCATACGTGTTTTACAAATGACATAAAGTCATTATGAATCTTAGATTCTTTTTTCTTCTCTGTATACTTAAGAAAGGTCTTCATAAAATCCTTTCTTACATCAGGGGGCAACTTTTTTATTTTATCTAAATCTATTTCCATCTGAAAAAAATTTTTGCAAAATTTTTTAGGATTAATTTTGGAACCTTAAAAGTATTTACAGGCTATTTAAGTTTAAATCAAGCTATAAAGGGGTAGACTATGGGACCCATAAATTAATAAAAGAATTAACTTATATAAACAATTTGTAAATCCAAAGTGGGTTGGTACCTCTATCGCGAGCGCGCGCAGCGCGCGAGCGCTATACACAGGCGCCGCAGGCGCGCTGCGACATTGTGTCGCAGGGGGTGCGACATATTGTCGCACCTACCTACAATCTATACAAATAGTTTCAGTAGCCCACTCATCTGGTTTGACTACACAACCACAACTGTGACAAATAATAGCTTTCATAATGTATTTAATATATAGGATATTATATTATTAGTCAATAGGGAGTGGGTGCGACAAAACGCCGCACCCTATGAAACTTAATCTAATAAAGTATAATACTCATTTATAAAATGCCTTTGAAACCAATCTAGTCCCTTTCTCATATTACCAATGGCGGCACTTTGTAAGAGATAGTCATTGTGCGCAATTCGTTCTTGTTGTTTAATTGTATTATAAACAGCCGCCGCAAACCTAGGTAAATAGGTTTTCTCGTCGCTGTATTCGTTTGCAATTAATATTCGTTCCTCTGTCATATCTCTAGTTTGAATAGGAAACGGCATTTTAATTACTCGATTATTATATTTTATTTCTTGTTTAGTTTTCATTTTCTATATCCCTTTCTCAATTGTTCTTCTTTTATTTTATTATCTAACTCCCAAAGTTTTCTGTCATAGTGTCGTTCCATTAACATTGCGATAATATAAAATATACAACCTATTGTTATAAAAACAAAAGCTATTAAACTTATCACTAGTTCTAGTGTCATTGTGTCTTCTACCATATTGATACCCTCATTTCACCCGTTGCGGTTCTATACTCACCTTGATTAACATCAAAATAAGTTAAACAGTTCTCACCTTGCTTTGATTTCCACAACCTACAATTGTCTGTCCACTTTCCCTTTCTGTCTATAAACTTTCCATATTTCTTAGCGTAGTATCTTATTTTAAAGTATTTCATTTTATCCTTTCTGTTATAGGGGATAATATATTATATATTATCCCCTGTCAAGTATTAATTAAACACTAGGCAAAGCTTTTAAATCTTGGTTCCAACGCATACCAATTTTCTGGCTTACTTGGTCCAATGATATTGCCAAACTTTCTGGCGTGCCCGCTTCCATAACTGTGTCAATGGATTTCTGTTTTAAATCTCTTAACAGTTTAAGCTTCGCGCCTTCCGGTCTTCGTTCAATTTCTCTTTTAGCAAGATTACTCGCCCACTGTCTTAATTGGTCCTCGCAATCTTCAAGAGTTATTTTATCAGTATTATAACGCCTATTGCCGTCAAATTTATAACTCAATTCAGCGTCTTTAGGTTTTTTCTTTTCAAAAAATGTTAGTGCTGTAGCTCGCGCCTCTTCTAACATCTTTTCAGCTTCTCTAAATTTAGAGATAATTTTATCAGCTCCCATTTTTTTAGATAGCTTTTTTACAGCGCTGTCAGTTGCTTCTGTTTGAAATTGTTTAACTAACAGTTCTTGTTCTTCAATTAGAGGATCAAACTGTCTTTTCACTTTTTGTTTGAAGTGATCTAATTGATACTTTGTCATTGATTTACTCATATTTATCCTTTCGTTAATCTTTTATAAACTACTTGCAGTACTGCAAACAACTGGACAAATTGTCGCACCTCTAGTTTATATACCGCCGCCATCCCCAACCACCAACCTAAAATATCATAGAAAAAAAGTTAAGTCGATTAGACACATTGTCGCACCTGCGACATTTTGCGCGTTGTTTTAAAATTAAAAACGTTTATCTTGGTATTAAGTTTAAAAATTATTGCTCCTATTTTTAAACTAGAGAAATAGAAAGGTATTAACTTGCCGCCCGCTATGGGATCAGAGGGCGCGCTAAGATGAACGGCGTAGCGCGGCAAGTTAAGTTTAATAGTTTCATATTCTCGTAAGACGAATTCGCAAGATATCGGTCTAAGATAAGTTTATGAAACTATTTAACTTGAGCCCTGGTCTGAGCACGAGAGCGGGAGACGTCCCCACACAAACACTCGGACCTGGGGTCAAGGGCGATAAAGGAACCCTGGATAAGTAGCAGATGTCTTCGGATAGCTGAACCGCACCAGGATTGACCAAACTTGAGCCCTGGTCCAGCGGCCGACGGATGTAACGATTAGCTTCGTTG